TGTCTTCCGGCCAACCAAACTGAGAATACCACTCGTAGTCTTTATTTAGCAAGGCTAGTCGGTGGCTTGACGCAATCGTCTTGAACTGCTCTAGGTTGGCAATCCAGCTCGGGCTATAGGTAGGTGTCGAAACGCGACCTAGTTCTATACCTCGAAGAATGGTTGCCTTAGCTTTGTCAGCGATAGTGGACTTGTAGCCACGACGCTTCCACTCGTTAACCATCTCGACGATGTATAGGTAGAGAGCCATTTCGTGTCCACGCCACATCTTTACAGCGGGGTGGTTTACCCAGCCTTTAGGAGTGCGGTGATTGCCCTGAGGGTCTAGCTCAAGGAGGGTCATCAGAATTTGCCAGCCTTCAAGGGCCTGCTTGTTCAGACGAGCGCGGTCAAGGACTTTTGCCATGTCAGCGAAAGAGTCCGTTACAGGTACAAATGTTTGCATACCCAGAGAGTATCAGACTACATTTAGCATGTCAACAAGAAATTTAAGAATTTCTGCTGGGTCCTCGGTCTTGGTCTTTATGTGCTCTAGAGCAGCCAAAAGACGCTCGCGCTCCTGGAGAGCACCCTCGTCTAGGATGGCGTTGAATACAATCGCCTGACCCTCGGTTAAGCTACTGGAGAGGTCGTACTCTACAGTCTCTTCGTTTTTTGCCATTACTGGTCCTTAGCTGTTAGCCAGTTTACCAGCGAGGGGTTGTCTCTCAATAGCATCACTAGGGGTTCTTGGAGCAGGTAGATAAACCAGTGCTCTAGGTTTTCGTAGGTATCTGTGCGCTCGTCTTTATCTGCCTTGTCAGTCTGCCCAAAGACAAAAATGACAGCATGAAGGATTTCATGCATTAGATACCGGCGCTGAAGTTGGTAGTTTAGGTCTTTGTTGACCACGATAAAGTTGCCGTTGGTGTAGGTGTACGCATGAGCGTCGCTCAACCCCGGGTCATCATTAATGTTTCGCTCGTGAATGGCGTAGGTCTGAGACCCGATTTTAATCTTTTTAGGGATAGGAACGCCAGCGGTCATCATATCTCCTTTATCAGACTATCAACCGTTTTATGTAGTTCTTCTAGCGTATCAAAGTTTTCGACCCCTGCGTCGAACGGATAGTCGCCCATGGCATTCTCTGAAGTGTGACCGTTTGCTGGACCCACCCCGTCACGGTATACCCGCCAGATTTCACCGCCTAGGGCTCGGATAGCATTAGCCTCGTTAGGGTAGCGAACATCAGAGAAGACAACCTTTGCCCCCTCTGGAATAGCACTAATAGCAGCATTTACCCAAAAATCGTCGCCAAACATGTCGCGGCCCACTTCGGTGCCAAGACGCTGCATCAGACCACGAACGTCTGGACTCTCGCTCTTAAGATTCTCCCAACCCATAAGGCGAACAGCCGAAGCAAGTTCTGTGAGATGTCCGCCTACTCTAATCATAGGATTTAGTCGCAGTAGGGCTTCGCGCATGGGGTTTGCAAAAGACAGCTTGACAAAGCCAAAGTTATCCACAAGGTGGTTAGCTATGGTGTCTTTGCCTGACCTGGCCCAGCCAGATAGTCCAATAATCATTTGTCTGCTTTCTCCATGGATATATCTTATAACAAAAAACTTCACGACTTATATGTGGACATGCATGGTATTATTAATATATGAATGTTAATAATCAAAACTGCTCCACATGCTTTAGAGAATATACCCCTAGTAGCAGACACAAAGACTGCCCTGCATGTAGAGGCAGGCAACAAAAATTGGTATGTAAATGCGGCAAACTTATGCATAAAAACGCTAAGACTTGCTCATCATGCCGCATAAATACCGGTGAGTCAAACGGTAATTGGAAGGGTGGTAGAACTAGACAGAGTAAAGGATATATCTACATTGCAGTAGACATTAAAGGACGTTCAAAATATAGGCTAGAACATATTGTAATTATGGAAACTTATTTAGGCCGAGCACTACTCCCCGGCGAGAACGTTCATCACATAAATGGCATAAGAGACGATAATAGGCTAGAAAATCTAGAGCTATGGGTAAAACCCCAACCTAAGGGAATTAGAGCAAAAGACGCCGTAACCTGGGCAAAAGAGATTTTACGCAGATACGGCGACCTTTAGAGTGGAGATGCCGGCATCGAAGCCGGGTCCGCTAAACAATCAATCATTCTTCTACAAGCTTAGGCAGTGAATATTTCGGAGACTGCACTGCCACATCTCCTGGTGCTTCAGTTTTACGTCTCCAGCATGGACGTGGTGCGGGTTGTCCTATTTATTTAAAGCCTAGCTGCCCACTTAGGACTAGTGCTTTGCTAGGGGTTCTAACTACTACTAAGCAGCTAGAGCGAATGCAGAACGTGATTCAGCATTTATTTCTTTTAGCGGTTTTACGAGACTCCGCCATCTCGGCTTGCTTCACTGATGTCAGGTATAACGTCGAAACCTGTCATCCCCGTTTCTATATTTAGTTTTTAGTTACTAGACGACGCTTAACTGCATCGAACATCTTTGGACGCTTCTTGAACGCCTTCTTGTTGTTGCGGTCGCTGTTGCTTCCTTTAGCAGGTGCGCTACCGCCACCTTTACCTTTTGCCATAATTACCTCTCCGTTGAACCTCTATTATACATCAATGCCGCGATTAGTTGCTCGCCAAATTGACGGAGCATGGTTTGCTTCTACAGCCGCTTTGTCTTTCGGGTCATCATACAACCTAATTACGTGGATGCACGGGTCACCGTTGTCAAATTCCTCGTCCTCGGCTTGAGTAGTAGGCAGTCCGTCATGCGTAAAACATACGGCTGGGCCGCACCAACCGTTTTCAATTCCGGTCTTAAGCCATTGCTCAAAATCCATTTTAGCCTCCTAAAACTAAACCCCCCTATATCTTATACAGGAGGGTTCAGTTTAGCAACAATCGAATCGAATTATCGACCGTCACCGGGAACTGTGTTAGAAGCTGCCTTGCTTTCAGCAAGCTTTGCCTCTGCAGATGATGCAAACGCAGTGTTGATTTCTTCGCTGTCCAGCACGCCATCAACAATGTAAGCGCGAGCTAGATTCTCGGCAACTTCCATAATTCCGACAAATGCGGCAATTAGAGCAGACTTCCAAAGCTCTACGCCACCAATGCTACCAGCAGCAAGAACTGCGCTGACCTTTAGAATCACAAGAGCAATAGTCCTCTTGAGAATGGTTTTCAGTAAATCCATATTGTTCTCCCTGAGAGTGAGTAGGTTAATTTAGCCTCTCTCCCAAGGGCATACATCTATTTTACCGCAGTTTGAGCAGCCTTACTAGGAGCCTTGCCCAGTTCCGTAATCCCCTTACGGCGTAGGGCAGCCCGTTGGCGTTCGGTGGTTCCGCCCCAGATACCCTGCTTGTCAGGGTCCTTCATAGCAAATTCTAGGCAACGGCGGGCATAAGGACATGCAGCGCAGATTGACTTAGCTTCACGTTCGTATGCATATAGGAAGTGTTTCTTGAGCATACCCTCTGGCGGCTCTTCCGTAAAAAATGCATCAGGGAAACTTTCTGAACAAGGTGCTGGACCAAATTCGTTGAAGTCTGGATAATCTTCTGGAAATAAATTGTTCATGCATTCTTCCTGTGTGTACTGCTTCTTACAAAGAGTCTATATAAAGGTAAGAAATAAAGCAAGAAAAAACCCCTCCCGAAGGAGGGGCTTTTATTTATTAGTCCTGATGAACAAGAGTATTTAGTTTGTCCAAACGAAATCCAGACCAACTATCTTCTCCAACAACCACAACTGGAGCAGAGCGATAGCCCTTCTCTTCAATTAGTGGCATTACCTCAGGGCTATCAGCAATCATTCGTGATTCAAACTCAATACCTTTGACAGTTAGAAAGCGCTTGGTTTGCTCGCACTGTGTGCAGTTTGGGTTGCTATAAACAATTACTGACATTATTTGTTGTTCTCCGCAATCAATTTAATTTCACATGCGTCTGTGGTGCAGTATGCCTCGCCAATAGCATCTACTGACATACCAGCATAGACACCATCAAATGAGATAGGGAACAACTTTCCAGCTGCGTCCTCATACTCTTCCTGGGTAATCTGCGTGTACGGCATTTGAGGATATGTGAAGTTACCTGACGGCAAGAACGACACAGTCTTTAGCTGTCCGTCATACATGTGAAGCACAGACTCAACGTGCTGAGCTTCTGTCTCAGGGTCAAACGAGATAGTAACCGATACAGAGTTGTCTGACCAGTAACGCTGTGCGGTTGCAGCCAGTGCCATCTTTTCAAAGATAGTGACGTCACGCTCTGCACGCTTTGCACCAGACTTGATTGGGAAGAACACTACTGAAGTAGTCTCCGGGCTCTCCGAGGCTGGCTCAATGTTGTAGTTAGCCATCTTGAATAGAGGCAACATTGGGTCGTTGTTACCGAAGCGGATAGCACGCATAAAGTACTCTCCACCTGGAGTCCAGTGAACACCTGGAGACTCACCGGCAAGAATCGACACAGTGCCTGAAGGCTTGACGGTCGTAGTCTTGATTGACTCGCGAATGCCTAGCCACTCAGAGTAGACGGTGTCATACTTCTTCACAACTGCATAGCCCTCGTCCATCCAAGTACGTAACTCAGGCAGACCCTTACGGTCAGCAAAGTTTGCAATACCAGACATCGAAGTTCCGATGCGACGGTTGCGCTGCATGATTGCGTTGGTTTCTTCCCAGTGCGTAGGCATGAGAGTAACGGTCTTAGCGTAGAGGTAAGCAAACTTCAAAGTGCGCTTGTAATCCTCTAGTGACTCGTGACGGTTTAGATATGTCTCAACCAAAGTGCACATCTCATAGCTTTCAAGCGACTGCTCTGCACAAGGGTTGTAGCCCATGATGCGGTGGTCCTTGTTGTTGATTGGGTCACCTAAACGGCCATAAGCCTTCGACACATCTTCCCAGATAACGCCCGGCTCACCGTTGCGGATGATGCCGTCGATAATCTTCGAAAAGTCAGTACCGACGTTTACCATAACTGAGTTGTTCGACATCCAACCCCATCCTGGAGTTTCAGGGTCGTACGAGTTACGCTCCGGGAATGCTTCCGCATTCTTCAAGTTTAGGAAGTTGTCGTCATCAATGCGGCCGATTAAAAGCTCTGCTGAACGACGTACGTTTCCTGACACAACACAGCGGCCAATCAAGTTACCAATGTCGGCAATGTCAACAGTGGTCAGTAGCTGACCTTTGCGACCCATAAAAATTTCACGAATCTTTCCGTGAAGCGCAAACAATGGGTCTGGACCTGATGCAGTTCCACCAAAAGTAGCAATCGGGGTGCCGTACGGACGAATCTGGTCATAGTTGAATTCCCAGATTGGCTGCTCTGGCTTCAAGAACGAGTTGATAAGCGCAACGGTCGACTCCATCCAGCCCTCGCGGGTGTCAGGAATTACATACTCTTGGAACCCAACTGGCTCATAGATTTCAAAGTTCTTGTCAGCACCTTTGTCGTCAAAGCCAACGCCCACACCGAGCATCGACGCTTCCATTAGGAATGCAAACGGCTTACCAGGGTTCTGCTTGGTCATCTCTAGGGTCGAGACGAAAGCGCAGTTCTGAAGTGCAGCCGAGTTTTTCTGAACGTTGACGATGTTGGTTCCC